AATTCACCTTTTGCGCCAGTAGCCTCTCTTATTTGCTGAGTAAATTTACCAAGAGCTGACTTTTCAATATCAAGAGTTGTTGCACTCTTAACACTTAAATCAATGGCTTCTTTTGCTTTCCTGTTGTATTCATCTTGAGCGTCTGTGAGGTATTTTGTGGTTAACTCTAGACGCTTTCTATTTGTAGATAAATCACCTTCAAGCTTTGTAATTTCACGCAAGATCCTTGTGGTGTTTTTATCAATAAGCTCTGGCTGGTCTTTTAATGCTGTTTTTTGTAATTCAAGTTGAGCTCTTAATGCTGATAGCTGTTTTTCCTGCTCTTTCATCTCAAGGCGTAGTAGCTCTTGTTTGTCTCTAGCATCTTGAGCATCTCTAGCAATCTCTTGATATGAAAGCTCTTTTAATTTTACTGTTAACTGATCTATGCTATCAGCAAAATCTCTAGCCTCTTGTTTTGCTTGCTCTGATTTCTGATAGAAGTAATAGATTGCGGCACCAGCTAACATGGCCACACCAGCAGGGCCACCTAACATTCCCATAGCACCACGTAACAAACCCATAGATAATGATGCAGCTCTTGCTGCGGCTGCTGAGTTTGCCATTGCTGCTGTTTGCGCTTGGGTTGCTTGGGTTAATGTTATTGCAGCTTTTGAGGCTAATGATTTTTTAGCGATTAAGTTATCAAGAGCGGTTGCTTCCGCCAAGGTTCCTTTTGCAACGTTGTACTCTGCTTGAGCAAGAGCAACAGCAGATCTAGCGGAGGCTAAATCAGCCTGAGCCTTTCTGACTGACATATTTGCAGCATACTCACTTGCTCTTGCTGATTGCAGTGTGGCGACTGACTCTTGACGAGAAGCTGCTGCCATCATAATTTTTGACTTGGTAGCCATAGCCAACGCGCCAACATATCTTGAACCAACCACCGCTGCGATTACCGTCAAGACAGAACTAAGCTCATCTAAATTCTTACTAACAGTAATAACAGCATCACTAAACGCACTGATGGTTGATTTTATTGTTGTATTTTCACCGAGAAACTTGGTTAGGTTGTTCCCAGCCTCTTGGAAAGCCTGTGACATTGTTCGAGTGGTTTTGGCAAACTCCTTACCGATTGCATCCCCCTGAGACAATAACCCCTTTACAACAACATCAGTGGTCAACTTGCCTTCTGCTGCCATTTTACGAAGCTGACCTATACTTACTCCTAGTGAATCAGCAAGTGCAACCATCAAACGGCTACCCTGTTCCGCTACCGAGTTAAATTCCTCACCACGGAGAACGCCAGAGGCGATGCCTTGTGATAGCTGAATAATGGCGTTTTCTGCTTCCTGCGCAGTAGCACCAGAGACGATAAAACCTTGGTTAATAATTGATGTTAATTTTGCCAAGTCAGCTGCTGATGTGTTGTATTCTCTCGTTCCTCGCTCTAATCGCGCGTAGAGTGTTGCTGTGGCATCAAGGCTAGATCGCGTTGCTTGAGAGATATCAAATACTCGCTGTGTGACATCAATCAGTGATTCACTTGCGCGAACTGAGTTAGATAGTTTGTTGTTTAATTCAGTCCACGCCTCGGAGTAACTGGCAACCATTGAAGCCGATAAATAACCAGTCAGAGCCGCTGCGACTTTGGATAGAGACTGCATTGAACGCTCTGTGTTATTTACTGACTGAGACGTTCGGTTAAAGCTACTATCCATACGATTAAGGCGTTGCTCTAACTGCTGTTGCGATGTAAGCAATTGCCGAACATCCATTTGAACTTGATAAACGATTTCGCCTACATTTGCCATTTATCGGCTCCTTAAAATAAAAAACCCCGCCGATTGGCAGGGTTGGATTTGAATTTAAATTAATTTATTTTTTATAGTTACTATAAATAGTGTCTAATAATTTAATGGCATCATTGAAATAATCTAAATTAACTTCTTTATCAATAGGTGAGTCATAAGGCCATTCAGTGTACCTAGTAACCATGTAATTATTTTTTAGCGCAGAACTTATAACGTTTCTTGAGGATGATTTACCAAAAACACCGCTATCCCCTGTAATAAATGGTTTACCTTTTCCAACCCTGACATAAACATTCCTGCCAGGGAAATGCTCTTTCCCTACTGAGATTGTATAACCACCACTATCTTTAAATACAAAAAAATAATCTTGACGCATGTAACATTCTACTTTGTCATTCATCTTATCTTTTTCGCATCTATAACTCCAAGATGCTTTATCGCTATAATCACTACCTAGTGAAGCTGAACCGTCCGAATGGTATATTGAAACATCAATATTATTGATCCTTGACTTTTCCACTACCATTAATGGTATTTTTTCATCGTGATAAATATCGGTGACAGCAGTGCAAAATCTAGAGCTATTAGGTAAAATTCTTTTTTTTATAAATATGCTCTTTTCTTCTACCAAATTATTTTTTTCTCCCAAGCTAAAGGTGGAATCAACATATTCATCACACTCCATCCCTAGTCTTTCAGCACCACTTTTCACCCAATCAATATTTTTCTTATCTTTTTCGGTAGAATCAATTTTCGTCTCATAAATATCTGAGCATTTATCCCATTGATGAACCACCATTTTATCTCTTTCAACAATTGCAAAATTAGATTTATCTTCACTCATAGTGAAAATTAGATCATCGCCTTTTGATATCAATACTCCATTTTCTCTTTCTGTAATTACAGGTGATTCAATTAAGCCTAATCTACTAAACATAGTTGTTGCGAACTGATTGTTTGATGCATGGATGTTGTCTGGTGTTGCTCCAGTTATAAATTTAACTTCACCGTTCTCAATATTTCCCACCGCATACTGACAACTCAACACGTCACCAGAGAAAGATATACTTTTTACCTTATTAGCCGCACACCCTGCCATTAATAACAATGAGAATATAAGCAATAGTTTCCTCACAACACCATCCTCGTTAGTTAATTTGTTATTATGTTATATAGATGGTGATGCAAAAGAAAGCAAACTAACTCATTTGCGTTTCCTGCTAACTAGTCGACGCTTGCCACTGATCAGCTCATCATTGCGTTTATCATCCTGCTTCATGATGTTGTCATATTCTTCTTTTGTGAAGCCTTTCTCATCAGGATATTTAGCTTTGAGCATCATCTGAAACTCAGTCATGGTTAACTGCTCGGCTTCATCACGGTTCATACCAAAGTGAGCACGAGCAGAACTAATGTAGTCAATTGCCATGAACTCATCTGAGAATTCGTTTTTACCCTCATTGCGTTGAAGTTTGCGGATCTTCGCTTTACCGATAATGCCGTGAGTAAATAATTCTCTGGCAACGACGATAATGTCAGCGATTGGCATCTTGCCGTTTTTATAGATAATGCCTCGTTTACCTGATTTCCATTCACCAATAATTTCAGAGCAATCATCATCACAACATGCCTGCATCACTATCATTGCAGTTTGTAGGATATTACGCCCGTATGTCGGCTTGCTAATGGCTTTTATTAACCACTCAGGAATAACCCTGTAATTCATTAAGGCGCGTGTAATTAACTCTTGTGCCTCTGTGCCATTTAGCTGACCGTACGCACTCACAATCTGTTTAGGCTCACCAATTCTTGTCATATTGATGAACGATGGTCTAAATAAGTAATCCTTTTTATCAGTAGAGATAACCATCTCACCGATCTCTAAAATAGGCGTCATAATCCCTCCTGAATATTATCAAGGGCACTCGAAAGCACCCTTTGTAATATTAAGCAGTGGTAACGGTGACCACGCATTTTGCTGTTTTGCTACCATCTTCGGATGTGACAGTAACGTTTGCAGTGCCTTCCGCTACACCACGCACAGTAACCACATTCACAAGCTGAGTAACCGTTGCAAAGTTTGTCTTATCGCTTACAGCAGTGTAGTTTTTGTTCGTCGCATCGGTTGGCGTGAACTTGACAGTAAATGTCTTAGTTTCACCCACTTTTACAGACAGAGTTGCTGGCTCTACTGCGACACTTTAAACAACAACTTCTTCTTGCAACCACTCAACGGTGTCTGAGTCATAGACCTTCAATTCACCTGAGTAAGTGGAAATTTCTTTTGTTGGAAATTCCATTGACCAAGATGTGAAAGCCATATAACCCTGAACAACATCAGAGCCATCTCCTTTCATATCGAGTTGAACCCAATATGTTGGTTGGCGACTTGCTTTGATTTCACCAAGGATTTCTTTAGCGATATCAAAAGCAGAAGTAGAACCGGTTACACCAGCTTTCTTTAATTCACCATCAAAACTAATGGTAAAGTCAGCGCCAGTAACAATTGATTCAGTTAAACCTTTAGTATCATCAGCGTTAGATGTCACCGTCTCCATGCCGAAATCGAATGACTTGCTTGTTAGCGCGCCTAAACGCAAGAATTGATCTTGTGCTGGTACTTGGTCAGGACAGCCTTTTGCAATGCGCAGAATACCTGCGTTACCCATCACTAGGCCTTTATCATCAGGGCATTGTGCCATGTTATAACCTCTTTATTTGCAAATAAAAAAGGCCGCTTATGCGACCTATTGAGATGTGTTTAATTTAAGATGTACAGCGGAAAGAAAGCTTAAGGATAAACCGTCCTTCTTCTGTCGGTATGGGTCTTGGTAGACCGCCTAAGTTGTAGATTGAATTGAGTTCGCAGTCATCGGCGAATTCAGCGACAAAGTTTATAATTTCATTAGCTCTTATCAATGTTGGTTCAGGATCATACTGTGCTGATACCAAAACAAGCGTCACGAAATCATCAGCACCCAAATCAGCAAATCGACCGCTACCATCATCAGGCTGAATAACAGCATATTGCTGAGTCTTTTCGTCTTGTTGCTCATTCCACGTTAGATATTGAACGATGAAACCATCGAGTAAATTACCTCTGTTTAAGTAGCGCTCAAACTTCTCATGTATCATATTTGAAGCTCCCGTCTCACTGCGTCATCAATAGCCTTGCGTTCATCTTCAAAACCACGAGATAAAAACTCTTTACGAGCACTTGAGCGCCTAAAGTTTTGCTTGATTGTAGGGTCATGAACATAAACCGCGTAGTTTGCTGTATATCCGACACGACCAGTAACGCGAGTGCCATTAACAGTGACTTCCCTGAATTGGGAGTTGATAAGTGTTGATGTATCAATAGGTGTGTATATAGCCGCCTGAGCACTACCAATCAACAAAGCAGACTGAATAGCTCTCATCACTTTCTTACCTTGTATATCACCAACAAGTGCTCTAAGGTTTGCGTTAGCCTGAGAAATACCCCTTACTTTTACTCCCATATCACACCGCCGTTATCAGAGTGTAGTCATCCGCGATATGCTCGAATAAATCCTCATCACGTTTGATGAATTTGATTTCATCAGCGCCGACAGATAACGGATCACCTGAGTGCTTGCCGATAGTGATAAAGTCACCTTTCTTTGCATCGGCATACTCAGTCCAGAAAACTAACTTGATGGTGATTTCAGAACCAATATCCAACTTTCCAGATTTAAGCTCGCTACCATAACCACAAAGAAAATGAACTGGCTCAGAGAAAGTAACTTTGCCGTATTTATCTTTTCCGTTTGGTCGCCATAAAGTAGCCCATGAGGTGTAAGCCCAATTTGCAACTGAACTCATTACGCCACCCTACACATACAGCCACCTTTCGCTATCCACAAACCAGCATGAGCAGTTTGAGTTGGATCGGTTGGTATTAAATCATTTGCACAGCCGTGCTTATCCAAACCACGCAGTAGTGACGCAGCCGCTTTCCATCTATCACCAAACGATTGATATCGAAATGAGCGTGATGCGCCGTTAGGTGCTGTTTGTGAGTTGATATACTTATCGCCTTGACCAAGTGCCATAAGTGAAAGCAGATACATCTGGATTAATAGTGCGGTTGCTGATGGATAGTGTTTATCAAGACACTCTTGAATACTGCCTACCTGCTCAATAAGTGCGTCGAGAATAAAATCAGGCAATTCTATTCCCTGACCTGTCAGGTACTCTTTGGCTTGCTCTTTTGTGATCATGATTACCTCACAAAGCAAAGCCCCCTTTCGAGGGCATAAAAAAACCGCTTTCGCGGCTATTCGTCTTTGTCTTTTTTAGACTTGGCTTTTGGTGTGGCTGGAACCAATTCAGCAGCATCATTAGATAATGCTCTAACATTAGCCTTAAAGGCTGGATGAAGATTTTCTAACTCAACCACCTGACCTTTTTCGACACCATGCCAAGGGATAATAACCTCGTACTTTGCCATTGCAGATCCTTAACTCAGTTTAGCACCGTAAACCACGCCAGACTTACCGTCACCGTCACGAGTAATTTGCAGACCTGCCGCGCTCATGATTTGGAAGTTGTAGTTTTCCTGTGGCATAAAGCGAGGCTTAGGAACAACACCTGTTGCCATACCAACTAACGGAGTCACTACATCTTTACGGCGTTGATAAGCGATAAACTCAGAGCCTTTAAGCGCATAAGTAGGGCGAATTTCTTTCACTCCAGCATACGGTAGTAATGTATCGATAATGCGACCATTTACCACGCTATTACCTGCGCCAGCACCAACAGAAACAACCACAGGCTTGATTAAGTTACCCCATGCTTCGTAACTCACCCACATAACATCGTAAGCGTCCACTTTGTTGTTGAATGCAGTCTGACCGAACGCACCACCAAAACCAAAGAACGCTAACAATGCAGGTAAATCAGCAGTAGTTAAATCGATATTAGCACCAGAAGCACCTAAGTCGATTTTCGCTGTGTTGCGGTGATTTTTCAGGCCTTGGCCTTTATAACCTTCCACGCTAATTGATGCATCACCATTTAAGAAGTAGTTAACTACTTTCTTATTAAATTGACGCATTTTTGCAGTTTGAGAGTCAAGAACAAGGTCAATGCCAACTGTGCTTAACCCCGCCGCATGACGCCAGTTAACACCAAAGCCAGCGGTAAATACTGGAATTGGGTCGCCGTCAGAACCATAATCGGTGTGATCATGAGAGTATGGCGCTTGACCATCAATGCTGATTGATACGTCATCAGCAATGTCGCCAACCACGTTATACAGTTTCGCTGTTTTGCCAATTGGCAACACTGTTTGCAGGCCCATTAAATCATTGACGATTTCCATGCCTGTTTCTTGGTCGCGCAACTGAATAATGTTGTTATCAACTTCTTTCCAAAAGTCCTTAGAGAAACCGCCTGACTTGTTTGCAGCTAAAGTCTCACCATCCATAACGCTTTGATATTGGTTAATCATCAGGTTATGTTGCGTGTTATAAATATTACGTGTAGCCCATAGGCTATCCCACTGGCGTTGCAGTCGGCTATTTGTTGCTAAAGTTTCAGCAGTATAAAACATAGTTTTTTCCTTTTAATTACGCAGCAGCCACAGTGCCAACACGAAAGCGAACACGAATGAAATCATCAGCTTTTAGCGTCACTTCATCCTGAGAGTAGCCAATTACTGATTCTGTATCAGCGGATGCAAGAGCGCCTTTACCGCTTGCACCAAGCTTGATCGGAGAGTCTTTTTTGTAAGTGCCAGCAGGAACTAATACAGCCAGTTCTCGACCTTCTTCTACATGCTCGCCAACCAGAGAATCACCAGCAGGAATGCCATCACGAATAGATAGTCCTTGGTGATATGCTGGATTAGCTACATAAATGCGCCCTGATAATGCAGTAGCTTGAGCAAACTCATTGTCTGCGTTAATAACAACAAAAGTGCCAGGCAACGTAACCGCTTTTGCTGCACGAGTTTCTGTGATTGATTTACCGTCAAGGTTTACACGGCGATAGCGACTAGTAGCCATTATTTAGCACCTCCAAAGTATGCTGCTGGATCTGGTGCGCCAGTTTGCTCTTGTTGAGCACCTGAATTGCCAGCCAAACTTGCTGCGTCACCAATTTGTTTATGCATGTCGATCAGCGCCTGACCTTGCAATGAGTTTGCAACTACTTCACCGTATTTTTCGGCAACTACTTTACGCATTTCGGTTTCTTCTGCGCGTTGGTTTGCGGTTAATGATTCTTCCAGCTTCTTATGGTTAACCTGTAATGCATCAACCTTTTCGTTAATTGGCTTTAGTTGCTCAGCGAAGTTTGCAGCCAATGCCTGAGTAATATCACCTACGAGTTCTTTCTTTTCTTCTTGAGTTAAAGGCATGTCGCCCTCCGTGCTGTTATTTATTGCAGGGCTTGCCTGCGGTTTACTGAAAGCTGATTTAAGTTTATTTGTTACAACCTTCACCCATGACTCTTGACGCTCAACTTCTTCGCCTTGCGTATCAAAGGTGATGCTGCCATTTTCATTTGTGTAGGAATGTAGTTTTGCATTACCCCCATCGATAACGATTACTGCATGAGTGTCTGTGAAGTCCGATACCCACACATAACCATCACCAGCAACGAACTGCTTCTTGGCGGCCATTTCAAGTCGATGAGATTTTTCACGATAAGTTTCACCAACCAGAGCGCCGCTGTTAGTTTTAACCTCTGTGGCTTGGTCGGCATTAACCATCATGCCAACACCTTGAGTTGGCGTTGCTGCGCCTGACTCATAAAGCAGAATTGCGTCATGATCCATGCTGTGTATCTTTGCAATCCAGTTATAACCCTGTGCTTTCTGTTCTTCGTTTGCTTCAATCTGCTCAAGAAAGACAGCAACGCTCGTGTGAATTGGCTCTGAACTTTCACCACTTTCAATCGCTTCGACGCGCTGAAGAACTTCTTTACCGCCTTCTGACTCTTTAGCCTTATCTACATCTATCCACTTTTCTAAATAGATGCGATTACCGACCTTGGAAACATTTCTGTTTGCCGCACCGATATATCCAACATTAAGCCCCTCGAAAGAAAGCGCTGATACAAACTGACCGTCAAGCGTAGGGTGGCCTAATGGAGCAGGAGTGCCTTCCAATTCTCGATAATGTGCGTCAATCTCACTGGCTGGATATAAGCCGCCATTCATAATGACGTTTGCTGGGAGCGTGTAACTTGGGATAATAATGTGATCACGACCGTTGTATGTTTCACGCCGAATAGAGGCGCTATTAACCTTAGTCGTGACATTTACTTGAATTGGCATCAGTTATTCCTCCACCCATTGATAACCACGTTCTTTCATGGCTTCTTTTTCCTCTAGCAGTTTATTGATGAGAGTCTTGTTGTAAGGCTTGCCGTCTTTATCAACAAGAACGGTTACAGTTGAGCACTTGCAGTTAATTGAATTAGCATCACGAGCCCACCAATCACGTTGCTCATCAGACGTAAACATCTTCCCGTGTCTAGCTGCATGATTAGCTCTTGTCGTTGGGCTTAGTGCGGAGATATGAATTTCACAAGTATCAAGGTTAAGCATTTCCTTGGCTTCGTCAGCTTCATCTAAACGAGCCCTACGCAATGCGCTTGTTATCTCTGTTCTTGCTATCCGATTAGCTCGGCGAGTTTCAATGCCTGTTTGATTGGTTAGATTTCTCGCTACTTCACGAGGATTTAACCCTCTCGCGATACCATCCGTAAGAATGCGAGCCATGTCAGCTTTAACCTGACCAGATAGCCCTTTCATCTCCTCAAACACTCGAGCGCGAACTAGGGTCATTCTTAGTTGATATGGATCACTCATCAGTATCGTTGCAACACTTTGTTGAGTTGCTGCGTAGGCAGTTGATTGTTGCGCTAGGTTTGCGTACTGCTGCACTGTTCCTCTTTCGTATGCTGTGCTGACGTATTCGAGAAAAAGAAAGTTACCGAACTCACCACCATTCAAAAGCACCTCATCAACCATTAGCTCGCCATCTCTCAACAGTATTGATAGATAGTTAGGGTCTAAATCGAATTGGTATTTTCTATTGACGACTGGCTCAGAGGGGATCCTATTAAGAAGTTGAATATAGCCTTTTGATATTCTCCGAATGCGTTTCGCAAACTCTCTCATTGCGCCACGTTCTAGTTTATCGACTGATGTTGGGTCAGCTTTCGTTCCTGGTCTTATCGCCGTCCTTATCTTCTGTATCTTCATCGGTTTCACCTAATGGCTCTTCGCTGTCATTTTCATAGCCAGCCGCTTCCCTAATTTCTTCGACACTAAACACCGGCTCACTAGTAGCGAGAGCGGTTTGATTAATTCGACTCATCTTCTCAGCGCTATCTAGTTTTTCAGTAGATGATTGCTCGTTTAAATCATCCCAAATAACCGTTTTCTCACCGATAGGCTCTAGTACCTTGATGTTAATTAGGTGGTCGATGAAATCCTCTATCTCAAATGAGAGTTCGCTTTCTCTGCGTGATTGACATCGTGCATTGAAATACTTCTGATCTTCAGTGCTGGCTCTTTCGCCAGTCTGCATACCAACCAATATTTTGGATGGAATATCCATTGCGGCTGATGCGGTTTGAAGATTGACGTTATAAGTTGGTGTCGGATCAGATACAGCTGCAACCATAGGACTAACATTTGCGCCCTTCGTAACAAGAACTGAATCATTACCTGCATTTATCTCTCTTGCTACTTCATTATAAATTTCCTGCAACCCATCAATGTCAACGCCATACATTCTTGCCATTTCATCAAGGCTGGCTTCCTTTTCGTAGTTGATATTTAGCTGTCTTGCTGCGTTTTTAAGGAATGATTCACCAGAGCCACCCTCAACTTTTTCAAGACTTACAAATGCGTTATAGGCAGGTTCAAGAAAGCCGATAGCGTCAACTGAATAGTCACCTAAAATGAAAATCCTGTCTGGATGAATATTGATATTTCTTGTTCCGCCATTCGGTAGCGTCTCCGTGTACTTCCACATGCTAGGTTGACCGTAATTAGGAGAGTTAATATCCGTCACCCAGTCAGTCGGCTTAATTGCATTCGCCCACGCTGGCGTGGCTTTCTTAAGTAACTTTGATTTCGTGACAGGCTCATGCCACTTCCCACTATCATTGATATGAAGAATTAAGCCTGCATAGCGACCAACAAGACGCTTCTGATCTGCTTCTTTGAACGCTTTCCAGATACGCTTGTTCACGTACTTTTTAAATGAAGCTTCCCAAGTGGTTTCTTTCTTGTACTTATCTGCTTTGTCACCCTCAATCACTTGAGGTGATGTTTTCCAGCAATTACCTACGAGCTTCGTTACCCCACCAAAGGCAATACCACCACGGCGAAATAGCTTATATAAATCCTCAAAGGTTAAGTCTTGTTTGAATCCGTATTCACACCAAGCAGATGATCGCTTCGCATCAAGCCCCATGGTTGGATTAACCAAAGCCATACGGGCACGAGCTATCGCATCACTCACCATGTGATTGACGGCTAGTTTCATGTTTTCTTGCATTATCGCCTCAGTAATCGTTTTGGAACCAATAGGCCTGCATTTGATTTTTGTGTGATATACCCATCAAGACCATATCTAACCGCATCCCAGCAGTGGTTGTTCTTATCCTCAATAATG